CACCAGTTGCCTGAAGTTCTACTCCTAAAGGTGTATATGTTGATGCCATAATTTTTCTCCTATGCTACGTCACTATAACTTGTATTTGATCCCGTTGCAACATCTGTATACGATGAATTTGAACCAGTGTCAACGTCAGAATATGCTTGTATTCCAAACCCTGAAGCAGTGCCAAATGCAGCTACAGAAGCAGTCATAGACTGACCTGTTAAAGTTATATCAAGACTTGTGTCAATAGTCAATCCTGTTCCAACACTAGAAGTTGAGGATTGTCCCGTAATTCCCATTACATCTGCAGGGCTCAAAGAACCATTACTAGAAGTTAATCCAAAACCAGTTGGAATTATAATTGGATTTGAAGATACAGTAATATCTCCAAGACTAACTGTAGAGCTTAATCCTGTTACACCCATTACATCAGCTGGAGCTATAGATCCAACAGAAGATGTAGCTGATTGTCCATCTACTCCTATTCCTTCTATAATGTTTACAGTTCCAACAGAAGAAGTTGCAGATTGACCAGATAAAGTTACATCAGCATCAGTAATAATAGTTGGGCTACCGGTTGAAGATGTAGCTGATACACCTGTTGGGAAAACATTTGAAGTTAAATCAAAAGTTATTGTGCCTAAACTTGTTGTTGCTGATTGACCTGTTAATTCTGCTACTGCATCGTTTGCTCTACCCCATGCTTCTTCACCCCAACCATCACGGCCCCAACCAACTTCATTGTAAGCTTCTACTGAACCAATTGAAGAAGTTAATCCAAAACCTGTTAAAGATACATTATTATCACCAATCTGACCCCATTCACCATTATTCCAAGTTCTACCACCCCAACCTTTTTCATTAAAAGCTTCTATAGAACCAACAGAAGTTGTTAAACCATCAGGTGCTGTAATATTTACAACAGGATTATTACTATCTCCCCAAGATTCTGAGTTCCAAGTATTTCTACCCCAACCATTCAATGAATAAGATAAAACACCATCAGCATTTAATGAAGTAGTTAGTCCGCTAGGAGCGGTAATTGCTGCATTACTTGTTAAGTCAAGTGTAAGTGAACCAAGTGAACTTGTTGCTGATTGACCTGTAACGGTAAATTCTACAACGTCTTGTGCTACAACACTTCCTAAAGATGTTGTTGCTGCTTGGCCTCCAAGTTCTTGAGCAAATGCAACACCCCATCCAGAGTTATTCCAAGCTTGTCTACCCCATCCAGCTTCGTTAAAACCGTCTGCTTGACCTACTGAAGATGTTGCCGAAACACCTGTTATTGAAACTGAAACTGTATTTTGTGCATTCCAAGAGTTGTAATTCCAACTTAAAACACCCCAAGTATCTGAAGTGTTTGCTTGTCCTCCCATACCAGAGTGATTGGTGCAATAGTAATATAAAGTTGGTGCAGAAGCGGCTACAGTAATTTGTGTGTAAGCCCCGGAACTTCCTGGTGTTCCGTTTGTAGTTACACCGGTTGTGTATTCAGATCCGCCACTGTGCGTTCCATCACTCGTCGTTGAAAATCTAAAAGGGTGACTACTGTTTGAAGAATCAGATTGATCAAAAATATAAGTATAACCCTCAGCTAAATTAATTGTATCTTGTTGCACACCGTCAATAGCATATTTATTTCCAGAGTCAGTAGAAACAACTGTTACTGCAAGCGTTCGAGAATAACTACTTATGGGAGTATCAGCTTGTCCACCCATGCCAGAGTGATTAGTACAATAATAATATAAAGTTGGAGCGGAAGTGGCTACGGTGATTTGTGTGTATGCTCCAGATTGTCCTGGTGTTCCGTTTGTAGTTACACCGGTTGTATACTCACTGCCACTGTTATGTGTTCCATCGCTTGTTGTTGAAAATCTTAATGGGTGTGAACCGTTTGTTGAATCAGATTGATCGAAACGATAAGTTCTACCTTCAGCTAAATAAACTGTATCTTGTTGTACGCCATCAATAAAATATTTATTACCGGAGCCGGTAGAGACTACCGTTACTGTAAAGGTTCGAGTAACGGACATCCGTTAACCCTCCTTACGCTATTCTGATGATCGCGTTTGATGCGTCTGCTGTTGGAAACTGAATTGTAAACGTTCCGCTTGTTACAGTTTTGTCAGAACCAAAATCGATTGCACAAACTGCTGGATCACCTGATGCTGAGTCGTTGAAAATTAAACATCCTCTTGCTGTGAAAGAAGCAGATGTAAAACTTGTGTCAGCGAAATCACATACAGCTGTTGATCCAGATAAAGCAGGATCTACACTCGTAAGTGCGTTTCCTTTTGCAGTGTAGCCTGAACCAGAAACTTCGTTTGAAGTTGTGTATGCAGTTGTGCTAGCACCTAAGGATGCAGAACTTGTGTACAACGCTAAGTTAAATGTGTTTCCACCTGAAGCAGAAAAGTTGTGAGTGCCTGTTAAAAGTTCAGTTTTGAAACTGTTACAGATTGCTGATGTTATTGCCATAATTTAACTCCTAATTTTTACGGGTTTGTTGACGGAACAGTTATTCTAACAGTGCCATCTGTGTAGTCATCTCTTCTTCTTCTGCCGATCTGCTCTACACCAAACTTGTCTACTTCCTGTTTATACTTATTTTCATATAGTGTCAACATATCTTGTGGACCTTTTAAGAAAGCATATGTCTCCGCCAAACAGC